CGAGTGTTTTCTAAAATAACACTCATTGAGTTGCGACGATTACCTTTTAGGCCTTCTAGGAGGGCTTCCTTGGTTTCGTCCCAACGGCTTTCGAGTAGTGAATTTGACATGTTAGTCTCCTATGTCCTAAAATTAAAGCCCTGCAAGACGTTTGATCTCAATCACATTACTGCGATCGTCAGCTGTCTTGACAGTATTTTTATCCCCAGTTACCTCGGCCACTGATTCTGCAATCACTGTTCGGTTTTTCGCAGTAGCATTGTTATTAGCTAAGACGGCTGGTAGATATTTCTCAAAAGCGTTCTTAAGTCGGGACGTCTGAACGCTTTCCAGTAAGTTACGCATGATTGCTTGTTTCTCTTGGTTAAGAGGAGCTAACAAGTCATCTAATGTGCTTGTACGCACATTGCTTTCCTTGATCATACGGATCTCACGGTCCTTTGACTCAACCAAAACTTTAGCAGTTTTAGTGAGTTTAATGGCTTCCGCCAATTTCTTATCTTTATTAGCAAGTATGCTATGCAAATTACGGATTTCTTGATTCTCATTGAGATAAGTTGTTCCGAACTCTGCGGCATATGCTTCAAAGATTCTACGACCAAAATTGTTCTCGCGAGCAACTTTGATATCTTCTTTAAGCTGAGTAAGTTCACCTTTAAGATGTTTGCTAACAGATTCACTGAGCTTCTTAGCACTTTTAGCTACAAAAGTAGCTTTGAGATCTTCCAGTTTGTTTCTTGCTTCTGCAACTAGTCGAACTTTAGTTTCTACTAAGTCCTTCTTGTCTTGATGGAAGTCTGCGATCTCTTCTGCTAATGCAGTGATAACGAATTTTTCAAGTTTGTTGAATCCTTCGCCATATTGCTTGCGGTCTTTGCGTAATTCAGAAATTTCTTCTGACAGTTTGTCTACCATGAAACGATCAAATTTAACACTTGACTCTTTCATTTTAGACTGGAACTTTACACGATCTTCTGCAAGAGCTTGCTTTTCAGCGGCCACTTGTTGAATCTCGCTGGCAAGACCTTCTGTTACCATTCTATCTAGGGCTTCTACCATTACTTGCTTATCATGCTCGTATTTTTGTGCAAACTCTTCGCGAAGTTCCATACGCACTTGTTCACGAGCTTCAGTTAACTTGGCTTCCCAAGCTTCATTGAGCTCATTGCGTGTGGATTCGTTGATCAGGTCGCTATCGAGCAAGTTTTTGATGGTTTCAAAAGACATGCATTTCTCCCTAAATCTTGAGATCTTTGATCAGCTTCATTACTTCGCCTTTCAAATATCTCTGTGCCTTGTCGCCTTGACCAGCTTCTTTGGCCATTTCAAAAACTCTATGACCATTTTTCATGTTCATCAAGCCTTCGTAAATCGCTTTGGGATATGCGTTTGGTGCGCTGGGTTGGGCAACAATATCGACAGTGACGATTTCAAAGTCACTGACTTGCCCCGATGCGTCTGAAACATTACCTGAACCTCTGCTGGAAACGCCAAGTTTAACACCTGACTCCAACATGGTACGCACTAAGTTTCCCATCGGGGTTGGTAAAATTTTCATCTTACCAAAACCATTTGGACCATCCATCCACATTTCTGTAATCATGTGGCTGACACGGTCTAAATTAATTTTTAGATCATCTGGGTGATCTACCTCACCCAGTACGCTATAACCTTCAACAACTTGCTTGTTAAGAGTTGATACAGCTCTTTCAATTTCACTTACTGGATAAACACGCTCATTGGCATTTTTCACACCACCTTGGATGCAAATGCCTTTCATGTAAAGATCCTTACCTTCAACACCTTCCACAACCATGCGGGCGGCGTCAAAAGTAAGATGTTCTTTTAGATACAGAGCCATTTTATTAATTACTTGGTTACTGAACGCTTGTTCACGCCAGCTGGTTCGCTAGTTGTGGCTTTTGGAGCCGCACTTTTGAACGCACCTTTGGCAGCGTCTTGAGTAGATGGTGTACCAATTTCTTTAACAGCATTTTTATATGCTGAGCTGTCATGTTTACCACCAGCATCAGAACCAGTTTTAACTGGGCTAGCTGCCATACCTTTTGCACCACTGTTGGCGGCATAGGTAGATTGTTTATTTGTATTGCCTTCTTCGGCAGTGACTGGCTTTGGAGCTGGCTTCAAGCTGATGGCTTCCATCATGTCGTCTTCTTGCTCTTCAGCATCTTCTTCGCTGTCATCGGCAAAGTCTTCTTCTGATCCAGCTTCTGGACCTTCTGATCCAGCGTCTGCATGGTCGTTGCTGTTGATCAAATCATCAAACTCGGCCATCAATGCATCCAGCTTGTCTTCAAGATTTAAAATGTCACCTTTGGTAACAGGCTCTTCTTCAGAAGCATCACCGTCAACTGGAGCTGTCATTTCTAGGTCATCTTCACCTTCCATGTTCATTCCATGTTCATCGGCACGAACATCATCGATGAAATGATCGGACTCGTCTTGAGTGCCCATTTCGTCCATCATGTTTTCGTCTAATTCTTCAGAATCTTCATCCAACTCTTCGTCTTCAGCTTCTTCTAAATCTTCTTCGGCTTCTTCAGCCATGATGTTTTCATAAATGCTACGGCTCTTCTCTACAACGATGTCGTGGAAAAGTGCGCGAGCTTTTTCAGTCTCGTCATTGATAACGAATTCAATTAGTTGTTCAAACTTGTTCATTTAGATCCCTCCATTAAATGGCTCTATATGTTTTATTTACATATAACTATTTGGAGTGGTGTGATAAGGCTGTCTTTTTATAAGAAAAGACAGAAAATATTGCAGTTTTATTAAATTCCTGGCTCAGCAGCCACTGCATATTGTTTTCTTATACGATCAAGTTTGGTTTTGTATTCAAATCTTCGCACATCGTTCATACGGCGAAGTTTGTTCAATTGTCGTAGAGTCAGCTTGCTTTTACGGAATTTTGCCAGCGTGGGTTTACTTTGATCATCTTGACCATCATAGTAACCCGACGGCTGTTTTTCGTAAAATTCTAAAAGTATCATAGTATTATTTATGCACCGCCAGGTCCAACAGGTGGGTTGGCTATGCCATTGGGTGCTCCAGCTTCAGGTGCGGCAGGATTGCCCAAGGGTTCATTGATGTCAGTGCCTTCCATTTCCCCAGCAGTGTCCATGTCACTTTGAATATCGCCTGGGCTAATGCCAACACTACGCATGTCTTGTCCTTGTGTGGTTTTCAAGTCAGCTTCACCGCGTTCTTCGTCCCACATTTCTTCATTTTCTACAATTTCTTCTTCGGTCAAGCCCAGGTAACGCTTCAGCATAAATCGCTTGCTGAGGTATGGCAATTGCTCCAACTGAGTAAATGCTTGTATACGGCTGGAATCTAACTCAGTTTGTCGGTAGCTGGCAAAATTTTGTGGCTCATTAAATTCAATGTCAAACAAGCTGGAATCAATGTTGAAACCACGCCAGTTTAAAAACATTTTGAATTCATCATCCAACTTGTGACTCATTAATTTTTGCAAACGCTCACAGTATTGATTGAAACGAAACTCTTGAATCAGTGCTGTTCCAACTCTACCGTCGGCTAGACTACGATCACTGTCGTCGGGTCCAGTGGGCAAATAGCTACTGGGCACACGCAGACCACGCATCATTTTGTTGTTAAAATAACGCAGGTCATCAATTTCGCCTAGATTTTGACCACCAGGCAGTACATCCACTGTGGATCCACGGCCTTCGGCTGTGGTTGGGAAAAAGTAATCTTCGTTGATGCTGAGTGGATTATAACTGCTGTCCATAATGTTGGCAGTTCCACCATCAGTGCTGGGAATACGTCGTTGATGAATTTCGTTTTTAACTCGTTCAACAAACTGCATGGCCAAGTGACTGGGCATATTACCAACGTCAATTTTAAATACTCTGCGTTCTGGAGCTCGTTGCACACGATAGATTAAAATAGCATCTTCTAGCAATTCTTTTTGTTTGTAAACTTTAAAAATGTTTTCCAGTACACTTTGTCCAAACGGCCAGTATAGATCCAAGCCTTCGCTTAGACTCAAGTGCATAACATGCTTGGCATCAATCACAGTTTCGTTCATGGCATGAGTGAATCTACTGCCAGATCCACCACCTGACTGGTTAGGTGCTGTGTAGTTGTTGGGTGCTGTGTATGCGGCTGCCGGAGGATTGATGGCAAAGTCTGTGCTGGATTTTACTGCCACACTTAGATTGGTAAAGTTGGGATTGATATCTCTAATGCAGTACTGCTCGGGTTCTTTGCCTTTGCTTTCGTTGACAATGACCTTGATTAATTTGGTCATGTCAACCCAGTACAATTGAAATGTTTCTGGATCTCGTACAAATATTTGATCACCGTATTTGATACAATTACGGAAGATCTTGAACATGCGCTTGTCAAATTCGTTGAGTTTGACCCACTGCTGTAGCTGTTTCTTGATGATGTCCACTTCGTGATCAGTGGGCTTTTCGTAGAATCTAACTTTGAAAGGCGTGTTGTTTTGTTCGTTGAACTGAGTACTAAACTCAGCTAAAATGTCAAGGCATGCGTTGATTTCACTGTCTTGATCCATGTTTTCATACTGATTATAACGCTCAATACGATTGGGATGACCGGTATACACTTCCGGCAGTCGGCTTTGATAATTGCGAAAAGCAAATTCATTGCTGACTGTGTTAGCGTCTCGTCCAGGATCATAAGCGGTACCACGATAGTTACCACCAGATATTGGACTCATTTGTCCGTTTGTGTCTGCAATTTTAAAATATTTACGCCATGCCATAGTAGTATATTTACCCTTTAAGCTCTAGTTGCTTGCAAGATCTTGTTGTTGACCGAGTAAGTGTCTTTGGATGTTGAATGTAAGTTTTGTAGTATTGCATTGGTCTGTTCCATGATTGCTACCATTTTATCAAATCCACTGCCAAGATTAACTGGTATTGCCTTACCGTCAGGCAAGGGCACTACTGCTTCATTTAATCCAGCTTCTGCTGTGAGTATGACTTGTCCACCTGACTTGGCAGTTACTACACCACCGTTGCCAAAACTCTGCAGAGCGTCTTGAAATCCAATCTGACTTTTGTTGCCGTTTTGTCCGTCATAGTAGCCGGCGCCGTTTTGATAGTAAGGCAATCCTGCCCAGGTTTGTGCTAGATTTTGTAAGAATTGCTCTTTGGGCAAGATGCCTGATGAATATTGATCGTAGCCTTTTTGTCGCACCAATTCTGCTGCCAGCATGTCTTGAGTACTAGCATCAAACTTAGTGGTATTTGGATCAAGATTCAACGCCTTGGCTGTTTGCAACAAAGTTCCAAATATAAATTGATATTTGCCCACAGCCGAACTAGAAAAACCAGAACCCTGTTTGTTCATTTGATTTTGTAATTTGTAAACTTCAGCCAAGGTCATGTTGGTTAGATCAGCAGTGCGACCGCCAACCAAGCTATTATATCCACCAGGTCCACCTTCTACTCGACCTATTAGATCCAGTATATTCGACATGCTAGACTTGCCGACTGCATTTTTTGATGTGCCGTCGGCATTCCATCCAGCGCCGTATTTTGCATCCCATGCCTGAGCCTGCAGAGTACCTGTTGGCCTTGGTGCTACAGCTTGTTTGGTATTAGAAGGATAAGACTGTTGTGTAGAACTAGAGCTAGAACCCGGTGACTGTGTTTGTTCTCTTTCTTTATCATCACGTCTTCTGTATGGGTTTGGCCCTTGTCTTGCACCAACTGTCTTTCTAAATTGTTCAACTGCATCGTTGAATACTTTACTTGCATCCTTGTTGATCTT